GTCGGCGGCGAGTTTGGGCAGCAGATACGCGCCGATCCCCGCTTTAACCGCCACCGCCTTACGGGACGTTTTGCTCATATCAAATAGCTCCAAGAATGGGTTTTTATCCCCGACAACAACGTCAGAGCCAGCACGCCCCGACTCTACTAGCGCGACGTGATTACCAATAATATCAGTCATCACGCCATCATATTTTTGGCCTTCGTACTCGCCCGGAATCATCACAGGCGTGTAGCGATAGCCGCAGGAAATTTCTTTCTGCACGTCTTTTTCGATACCGGCAATGGCGACAGCATCCCAGATAGTCAGCGAGTTATTCAGGTGCGGGTGTACAAATTCAGCATCTGTGCCGGTCGTGCCGACGACAAACGGCTTCCACTCGGACTCATTGATGCCGACAAAAGATGGAATATGTTTGGACAGTACCTGTAGGCGATTAAATGTCAGAGCGGCTTTTTGCAGCTCGACCGGATCGCGCAACAGCATGTAGATTTTGTTTGGCTCAAGCCCCAGTGTTTCGTAGTCCGGGATTTCGTGACCGTAGTATGGATTGACCGCCGCTTTGGAGATGTGACTTGTTTCGATGTGCAGCTTGCCGTCAACGTCCTTTGTTCGGACGGTCATGCGGTCAAATGCCAGTTTTTCTAATTTCATACTGTCACATTAAGCAATGGTACATTGTGAAAATAGGATATAGCTAAAATTTAGTCAGCGCAAGATGTTGATAGGTTTAATCAATGAAGCCGGGAATAATTGGCGTACTGAAACATCGGCAATTGATCTCCATGCCGGGATACGTCCACTTATCATCCAAAAACATACCCTTATCCAAATCGTATGTTTTGCCGTCCGCCTTGACATGACTTGGCCTCGGCACTTTGCCTGCATGACTGTGCATCCAAATAGCCTGATTGATGCCTAGCTCCTGCTGCCGGGTGCGCGTCAGTGTCTGGGTGGCTTTATTGTTCTGATCACGGGCGATCAGTTTTGCCCGGCGTCGAGTAATACCGAACTGGTTTTCCAGTGCATCGGTCAGCGTTGCCAAGTCGCGCCCGGACTGAACCGATTGCATCACCAGCGTCTCAATTTGAGCTAGTTGTTGTGTACTCATGTTGGTGATCAGCCCGACCTGCTCGGCGATGACTGCATCATAGGCGGTTTGCATCGCTGGCGTTATCTGCATCTGGACGGTAAAGCCGGCATCTTTCAGCATGGTCTTCATGTCGGCGTCGGTGTAGTTGAGCGTGGACTTTGTATGCCATTCAGCCAGTTTTTTAGCGCCGATGCGGAAATTCTTGAGCCAGCGCTTAGCCAATTCATCCATTTTCTTTTGCAGGTTAGCTAGAGGGCTTGCATCGAGCGCCATCTCAGACCGAAACTCTTTATATGCCGCTGATAACCAGTACAGCAAAGACTGGTTCATGTCATCGACTAGGCGCAACAGTTTTTTTCTGAAAATGGCTTCAGCCCGCGCATTAGCCCGGACGCCGCGTAACGGTATCGGTTTGCCGGTTGGCGAGACTAGCGTAGTTTTTTGATCGTGCGCCAGGATAGCCCGTGCCTGTTTCAGGGCGTCGGCGCGGGATGCGTAGCATTTCCCCTGCTCGCCCCATTTATAGCCAGAGCCGCCATCGGGCAGGGTGCATCGCTGGATAGGCATTATTCATCGTCCAACAATTCAGCATCGCTGTTTGTTTCCAGTCCGTGATATGGGCTGTTTGGGTCGGCAGCAATCCGGCGCAATGAGTCCTCTGGCGACAATACGCCAGCACCAATCAACGAAGCATCGGCGGCGGCGTCAATCTGGCGGATTTCGGCCTGCTCTTTTTCGGTCGTTTCACGCAACGGAACAAATTTGAATGTAATTTCTGGGTCGATTTCGCCAAATATCGACAACTGGATGACATCCAGAACCGTTTTTAGATTGTCCGAAAACAACAACTCTTGCATGGCATGGATGGTCGTCTCGAACACCAGAATTTCGCCTTCGCTCGATGCGTTTAATCCTTGCGGCGTGATACCCAGCAAAAACACCAGCGGAATGCTAGATACCGACGCCATCTGTTCTTGTGCCTGCGCTTGCAGTGCGTCCAGTCCAGATAGCGGCGTGTTAATCTGGTCGATTTCTTCGCTTTCTTTATCAACGACCATCGCGCCCCTGTTATCGCGCACTCGGTTGAACAGGTCAACGCGGGTAAACAAGTCAGTCCCGTCATCGCTGCCAGATAGCGTGCCTTGCAGGTTGGTTTTGAGTACCGTCAAACTAAACGAATGAATCATATCGCCGACACTGTTTCGGGTGCGAATCCAGTTGTCGACATACGGCTCGGCCATTTGCGACAACGACAGCCCGCCAAAATTGTATGCAGCTTTCAGAATGTCCGGCACTTCGCGGCTAACAAATGTCATCAGCCGGGATTTATGCACAGTCGTGCCCATGACGTACCATGCGTTGGGCTTGTAGTAGTCCGGTCGCAATGGCTGGTCGGCGTTAAACGCGCTGGGGTACGTCCACACTGGCTCGACCGTGTTAAACCCGATCAGCGAGTCCTTTGTGATTTTAGCCTTGTCTAAGATAAGCGGCGTTTGCAATTCGTCGTGATCCTCAAACGCCCTCACGCCATCCGGCTTTTTGACATCAATATAAATCTGGCCTCGACCATATAACCCGTCCATTTCGGCGGCTTTGCGGAAAGCATCGCGCACGTTGAACCGTTTCAACGCGTCGTCGAGCTGTTTGATCTTGTCCGACTTGTCTTCATCGCCGGTGCAAACGATCTCAATCCATTTTCGCGTCATTTCGCGGGCGATTGTTTCGGACATTTTGCGAAACTCTGGCCGTTGGGCGAGCATAGCCAGATACGGATAGCCGAGAAATTGTTGCTGACCGCCGTACACCTGATTGACATAGCTGTAATCAGTCGAGTCCATAGCCAGCGCAGACTGTCGTTTTTCGGCAGGGATAACACCCGGCGGCGGCGTGTACGGCTTGATTGTTTTGGCTTCGGTCTCTTGCTGTTCAGCGCGATACAACAGCGCCTTGTTGATTTTCATAACCTTTGCTGCCGTGGCTGACTGTACTCTGATTTTTCGGTCGCGTTTGTTCATGCTCGCCTCAGCAGGTTCGGGTTGATCTTCATTTTGCGCTTGTTGGTCACAATCGGCTCTATAGCATACCGCAACGCATCGGCATAGTGATTGTTTTTATCTTCAATCACGGTTGTTGGATTGCCATCATCGTCTGTTTTGTAATTGTACGCCGACAGTTCAGCAAAACAACATTCGGCGTCTGGGTGAATGATGATTTCCTTAAACGCCTGCAAAAATGAAACGCCATCCTCTACGCATCCCGTCCATTTTGTGCATCCTGTGATTAGCTTGATCTCTTTTTTGACTTTGCTGATGGTTTCTGGCCTGGCGCAATCGGCTCGGCTGGTATGTTTGGCAATGATCGGCACATGGTCTAACAGCCATTGGCCGGTGTCGTCCAGCTCAAGTCCGACTTTGGCCGCTGCATTGCGAATCCATAGCCTATCGTCAAATGTATAGCATTCAATGACGGCGGTCGGGTCTACGCTAAAACCCCAGTCAATTCCGATATAAGGCGTGCTGAAAGTGCTGTTTACCTCAAACTCACGGACACGCAGCTTTTTAGCCAGAATGGACGCATCGCTGATTTGCAGGAATTTGCCGCCCCATATCCAATTGTATCGCCCGGCATCGCCCCGCTGGTCGCGCAATCGCTGATTGTTGAGTGACTCAGGAAACCATGGGTTATCCTGCCAGTTAATTGTTATGTGTTGGGTGCGGCTGTCCTTTTTGACAACAAATTCTTGCCACGTTGCGTCGGCCTCGAACCGGGGATTGAACACGACATAGATACGGACTTGGCCATAGCGCGGCGTCGGGCGCAGATATGACCACGACTGGTCGCTGATGTTCTCGGCTTCATCCGTCAACACTACGCGTAATTTATTGATAGACTTGATAGACGTGATGTTTGACTTTAAACCAGAGAAAATAAAACGAGAGCCTGTGATTAGGTTGGTTATTTCGTTATTGAGTATTTTAAAATAAGGGTCAAGTTTGTATTTTGATATGGCACTAACTATGGTTGCATAGAGTGAGTCAGCAATAGATTTTTGAATCTCACGACAGCATAGAATCACACCATCATCAATAAAAGACTCGGTAATAGCGATACAAGCCAATGTCTCAGATTTTGCGCCACCTCGCCCACCCTCCCAAATGATAGTATCGTATTGGTTGGTTTGTAGATTTACAAATGACGGGTGCAGTTTTTCAGGGTATTCAAACTTAATCATCTTTCGGCTTTACAGGTTGAAAACTAAAAACAGGTGCTTGTAATGCAGTGCCGCCTTTGCCTGTATGCTCTTGCACGTTCGTTTCTTTCCATCCCGCCTGTGTTTTTAAGAAAAATATCATGGCTGTGATGTTGCCGCCTTTGATTGACTCCATTAGTTTATTAGTGACAACTGCAACTCCTTTAGCTTTTCCCTTTTTAATAGCGGCTGCGAAATCTGCGGAATCTCTTTTTCTTTGGTGTAATGTTGTTTCGCTAATACCCAATGCCGAGGCGATCTGTTCTTGCGTCAAACCATTAGCCGCCAATGATTCAACCTGCTTTAAATCAATGTGGATTTTGGGCTTGGTTATCATGTTTTAACTCAAATATGGAGCGTGATGGTCAGTGCTACCCTGCCGCTGTGGTGTTGGACACACCCATCGCTTGCTTATCACGCGAAACTTTAACGCCCTTATACATACCAGCACCCATTTTCTCAATGTCGCTAAATGGCAATATTGGAACAGTCAATCTTTGCTGCGCCTCTTTATTTAAAAAATAAATGTAACGCAACTGAAAGCCTTTTAATTTCTCCCATGCCTTAAACTCTCTTGTTTTCCCTGCATGAAATGCTGCCATTGACTGCATGACTTCCCCGCTTTCGGGATTAACAGCCAACTGGGAGCTTGATTTAATCTGTGTTAATAGAAACCCACTAGCCCTATATATTACGCCATCTCCGCACTGTGTGCCGTCACTATAGGATAATATCCACTCAATATGAGGGTAATTTTCCTTAATAATCCTAAATGCGACACTTAAAGCTCGACTTTCGCTATTTTTAGGCAGTACGTCGCTAAACGCCATTCTATTCAGCTCCAGCATCCCGTTCCAAGATGTTCCAGATACAAACTTGTGCGCGTTCTTTTTAATCATTGGCGAACCAAAGGACATAACACCTTCTAGCTTACCATCTAAAAATACACCAAAGTGCAAATTACTGTTAGCAACTACCTTTCCGCTGTAGTGTACTTTTTTGACAAGTGCGTTCGCAGCATGTGCAGTTATCGGCTTTATTAAAATATCTTTCGCGCTAACCATGATTTTTTAACCATTGCTCGCAAATTAGCGTTATAGCATTACCATTAGAATTATCATTTAACCCTGTGTCAGCAATCGGTGAGCGTTTTGCTTTTGCAATCGCATCATCTAAAATTGATGCTTGTTCGTCGTGCAGTGTAAATGTCTTTTGTTGAAACGGGTCTTTGTCGCCATCAGGTAAATCAGGCATTTCAGCGTTTATGTCTAACAGTTTTTCTAATACGTCATCTGCAAACCCTAGCAAAGTTAAATCAAAATCAAACTCTTGTAATTGCTCAACTTCAACGCGCAACAAATCAACATCCCAAGCCGCGTTTAATGACAGGGAGTTATCCGCAATGATATAAGCCTTCTTTTGTGCCTCGCTTAAATCGTTTAGTGTAATCGTCGGCACTTCATCCATTTTCAGCTTTTGCGCTGCCATGATTCGACCATGACCCGCAATGATTCCGCCTTGACCATCAATTAGCACAGGATTCGTAAAACCAAACTCTTTTATGCTTGATGCAATCTGTAAAACTTGCTCGTCACTGTGCGTTCTTGAGTTGTTACAGTAAGGAATTAATTCTTTAATATTTCTGTATTCAACTTTTAAATCATTCATTATTTAAACACCCAACAAACCGCCACCACGGGCAGGATAATAGAACAGGCAAAGGCGTAGATGACCAAGTACTTGTATTACCTTTTGGAGCAGGCATCAAACCATCCCCTGAATCAACCACCAAACCAAATACAGCAACCAACCAAAAAAACCGAGAATCGACAACACGCCAAGCAGGAGCAGATAACGCATAAGCCACTTAGACATGATCAATACCCCATAACCATAGCGGCCATGGCAATCACGCCAACGCCAAACACAAGCCCAAAAATGATTGATGCAGCGAGCAGTTCAAATGCGGGCGTCATATCTGATTTGTCCGTTTTTTGAGTCGGCGACTGATCACATCGACGCCGACATATCCTATCCACACTGCAAACACCCACGCAAGGTTTGGCGGCAAACCGAGATAGCTGAAAATTGGCTGCACGCCAAATGCTGCCAGCCCAAGCACCCCCCCCTCTATCACGCTTGCAATAAAATCCTTGTCATCGCGTAATGATCGCAAAAAACCGATCACAAACGCAAGTAAGGGCGCTCCCCATGTTACCGCTTTATCAAACACCTCGTTTTCAGGCTGCATTCTCATTTCGCCCCTTCCTGCCTCAGCGAGTCTGCTCACGTTTAAAAATGGCAGCGAGGCCGGTCAGGATTTGCGGTACGCCAGCGCCATAATCACGCGCCAGGCATGATGCAATTCCGGTTGCGAGCAGCCCAAGGCCCGCCCAG